GACAAGGATGGCAAAGAGGTTAAGCAAGAATACATCTACCCTTCTGGTGGTGTTAAGACACGTTACTTCCCAAAGGAGTTCCGTGCAGCTAACCTAAAGTCAGACGAGTTATTCGGTATGAACCACTGGAACGCAGGTTCAGGTAAGATCGTGACCATATGCGAGGGTGAGCTAGACGCCATGTCAGCATACCAAATGTGTCACAACCCCAGGTTTTCTTCTGCCTTTGTGTCACTGCCATCGGCAACACCAGCAAAGAAGCTATGGACTAACGTGAATGACTGGCTGTCATCCTTCGACAAGATCATTCTGTCTATCGAGCATGATGACCAAGGCAATGCCGTGGCTCAACGTATAGCTAACCTGTTCCCGAACAAGGTGTATCGTGTACAGCATGACAAGTACAAGGATGCCAATGAGTTCCTTGAGGCAGGTGCTAAGAACGAATACTATAACGCATGGATGAACGCCCGTAAGTACACACCTGAGAATGTAATCAATACATCTGAGCAGTTCCTCAGCCTCTACAACAAGTCAGAGAATCATGTCTATGTAGAGACAGGCATACAGGACTTCGATGATATGTGCCTAGGCTTGATGCAGGGACACTTCACCCTGTTCAAGGCACAGACAGGCATAGGCAAGACAGAGTTCATGCGCTACCTAGAGTACCGTATCCTGGACAAGAACCCTGAAATCAAGATAGCCACATGGCACATGGAAGAGACTAAGCTAAGGTCAGTGCTAGGTCTGGTGTCATACGACATCAAGGATAACGTCACACGAATGGACTTGATCGAGGACAAGGGCTTGGACACTCAGGTGCAAGAGTCTATCAAGAGACTAACCAAAGATGAACGTCTGTTCCAGTTCTTCTTGAGTGACGAGGATGACCCTCTTGACTTGCTCGGTCACATACGTTACCTGTCACAGGCTTGTGATGTTAACTATATATTCTTTGAGCCTATCCAAGACATCAGTGCCAACATGGGTACAGACGAGAGCAAAGAGCAGTTCCTTGCCGATCTATCTGTCAGACTATCTAAGTTAGCAGCTGAGTTAGGTGTTGGTATTGTTACCATCGGACACACCAATGACGATGGGCAGGTCAAGTACTGCCGTATGATAGAACAACGTGCATCTGTTGTTGTTGATCTCCAACGTAACAAGATGGCTGAGGACGAGGATGAACGTAACACAACCAAGCTACTCGTTACAAAGAACAGACCAGTAGGCCCGACAGGGTACGCAGGACAACTTAAGTTTAACACCAACACCTTTACATTGGAGGAAAAGTATGCTTTCGTTTAGCCCCCTTGAAACTATGACAGCGATAGCAGCTGCATCATACTTCTTTGGTATATACCTGCACTACCTTCACGTTAAGACTATCTTCCATCTGCTAGATAGGTGGGAAGAGCTAGATAAAAGAAGGGCTATGCTTAAGAGTTTGATATGGCCTACCACTGTGCTATACATGATGTGGCAGGAGTTCTTTGAGAAAGAGGAGGATGAACAATGAAGATAGTAGCAATGGACATAGAGACAGATGCAATAGATGCCACACGCATCTGGGTTATATGTGCCAAGGATGTAGACACAGGGGAAACAGAACAATTTCTTAACGTGTCACACATAGAGGAAGAGAAGCAAAGGTTCATAGAGTACTGCGCAGATGTAGATTGCTTTGTGTTCCACAACGGCATAGGCTTTGATGTACCAGTAATCAATCGTATGCTTGGTCAGGTCATAGATCCACACAAGGTACTCGATACCCTGATTGTGTCACGCCTAGTAGACTACACCTTGGATGGCAAAGGGCATAGCCTCAAGGCATGGGGACGTAGGCTTGGGGATCTCAAGCTAGACTTCAAAGACTTCTCAGCCTTAACAGAAGAGATGATTTTCTATTGTCACCAAGATGTCACCGTGACTACACTTTTGTTCAACAAACTTAAGCCTGTTATCAACGACCCTACATGGGACGAGGCAATCAGGTGTGAGCATGAGATACAAATGCTATGTGAGGACATGACAAGTGATGGCTTCTACTTCGATAGATCACAAGCTGACTTGCTGCTTGACGAGATAGAGCTAAGGATGTTAGAGCTAACCGATGCCTTCCAAGAGGACTTCCCTCCGCAGTTACAAGAGGTTAATCGTATCAAGTACAGACGCAAGGCTGACGGTTCTCTATTCTCTAACGTCACTAAGGCACAAGAGAATTACGAACAGACCAAGGTTGACTGGTCAGTAAAACCACCCGAGCTAGTATGCTATGACTACATAGAGTTTAACCCTGCCTCCCCCAAGATGCGTATCGAAAGACTTTGGGAAGCAGGTTGGACACCATACGAGAAAACAAAAGGACACATTGAATATGAACGAGCAAGTAAACAAAGATCGTGGAGCTAAGTTTGCCAAGTACGGGTGGACACTATCCGAGGCAAACCTTAGCACACTACCTGAGACAGCACCTGCAGGGGGCAAACGTCTTGCCGAGTGGTTGACCCTTGAGGGACGCAGATCGTCACTGGTTGAGTGGCTAGGGCACTGTGGGGATGACATGCGTATTCATGGTAGGTTCTCACACATCGGGGCATGGACAGGACGTATGGCACACCGAGCACCTAACCAAGCTAACATCCCATCGGAGTTCCATGGCACACCCAAGTCAGCTGTGGAAGAGGTGAAGCATCGTTATGATGGTAGGTTCCGTAGCCTATGGACAACACCTGATGGTTGTTTGTTGGTGGGTACTGACGCAGAAGGTATTCAGTTACGTGTGCTTGCACACCTCATGAAGTCAGAGGAATATGTACACGCTATTGTGTCAGGCAATAAGGATGACGAGACTGACATCCACAACCTTAACCGTAAGGCGTTAGGTATGTCACACATCACGAGAGACATGGCTAAGACATTCATCTACGCCTTCCTGCTGGGAGCAGGTAACGCCAAAGTAGCACAGATACTTAAGGTCAAACCTAAAGAAGCAACACAGGCAGTAGATAACTTCATGCAGTCTATCCAGGGTCTAGCAGAGCTAAAGAATAAGATCATACCCTACGTTGCTGGTCGTGGATACTTCAAGGGTTTAGATGGACGTAAGGTTAAGGTACCCTCAGAGCATAAGACATTGGCTGGGATGTTACAGAACGGTGAGTCTGTCGTCATGAAACACGCAGCACTCCAATGGGTACGTCAAGCTAAGGAACAAGGCTTGGACTTTAAGCTAGTCACATGGCCCCACGATGAATGGCAAACAGAAATACGTGGTGGTATGGATGAAGCAGAACAATTAGGTTTACTACAACGACAATCTATTGTTGACATCGGTGAGAAGTTTGGTATGATATGCCCTCTTGCTGGCTCGACTGACATCGGTAACAACTGGAAGGACACACACTAATGCTCCCATATTTAATTGCACTATCCCCTGTGTTTTTTGTCTTGACAATACAGGCAATCATCTATAAGTCTAACAATACTAAACGCCAGTAAAGGAGTTAACTCAATGGCAGAGAAGAAGAAAACTAAGTTCGGTGTATTCGAAGGTGAGTTGTTTTATGCTCGTTTGTTTGAGGATACCATGGACAACGCTGAGTATCATGAACGTACCCAAGGTCAATACAACACCATGTTCGTACCTAAGGACAGTGACGAACTAAACCGTTTGATCGCTATGGGCTTCCCTGAGGTTTCCATGGGCAACCAGATGGTCAAGCCTATCGCTGCAGCTGATGATCGTATGGGTGTTAAACTCAAGCGCCCTAACGTACACCCTTCTGGCATCGAAGACTTTGGTGGTGCGCCAGCAGTTACTCACGGTGTGACCAGTCAGAAATGGGACAACATCGTAGATGGTAACCTAGGTAATGGTACTAAGGTTAAGGTCAAGATTTCTATCTATGGCGAGGGTTCTACCGCAGCAGTACGGTTGGAGAAGGTTGGTATTGTTGAACACGTACCTTACCAAGAGTTAGCTGAGGCTGATGACCGCTGGTAAAATACAGGAGGGGGGCTTAGGCTCCCCTTCAACCTACATAGGAGACTAGCATGATCTTTCTTTTAATATGGTTTCAAGTAGTAGAAGAACAAGGCGTTAGATACCATCACCTGTCTACCCATACCAACCTCACCCTGTGTAAGTCAGAGTTACAGATTGCATCTGTCATGGTAAATGATAGGACAGAAACAATAGAGTGCGTAGGAGTTAAGATCAATGATTAAAGCAACATACATTGACCACATGGGTAGTGACCTGACTGTAGCTAACGCAGCACGAGTGTCATTTGGTAAGACATCTGAGATGGAGGATGACCCTTGGGGGCCACCAAAGCTCAAGGCTAAGGACGATAAGCTGATCCGTTACCTAGCCAAACACAAGCACATCAGTCCGTTTGGTCATTGCTTTGCGTCCTTCCACATCAAGGCTCCTATCTTTGTGGCACGACAGCTAGTCAAGCATAAGTTCTTACGCTGGAATGAGATTAGCCGTAGGTATGTGGATGATGAACCTGAGTTCTATACGCCTGATGTATGGCGTGGACGTAGTGCCGACAAGAAGCAAGGTAGTGAGGGTGTAGTAAATGTAGGTGATTGGGGTAGTTCAGGCTGGGCAGCACTTAAAGCCTACAAAGATCTATTAGCCCAAGGTGTAGCCCCTGAGCAAGCTCGGATGGAACTACCTCAGTCTACTATGACTGAGTGGTACTGGTCGGGTAGTCTTGACGCCTTTGCTGATATGTGTAACCTACGCTGTAAGTCTGACACACAAGCAGAGACCCGTGAGGTAGCTAAACAGATCGACCATAAGATGATTGAGCTATTCCCTGTGTCATGGGATGCACTGACGGAGAATGATGAATGATAAAAAGTGAGTGGCGTAGATTGATAGCAGAAGAAGAAGCCTTTAAGGAGAGTGTATTGGCAGAGCATACAGCAGACATAGTGAACGAACCCGAACACTACGCCAGATGGAAGATAGAACCCATCACCTACATCATGCGTAACGACTTTGAGTTCTGGCGTGGTAACATCATTAAGTATGCCAGTCGTGCGGGGTACAAGTTATACGGAGGCAAGACTCAGGTTGAGTCAGAGATCACCGACCTACAGAAAGTAATACGTTATGCTGAGATGCGTATCAATCAGTTAGAGGGTAAGGATAAGCTATGAACAAGAAAGTCCTAGTAGACGGAGACCCCTTCGCCTACCGTGCAGCCTTCTCCTGTGAGGATGACTCAGAGGATGATGCCCTGGATAAAGTAGATGATGTCATAAACACAGCCCTCCAAGAGGTTATGTGGGAGGTGTCAGAGGATGACTATCAGATATTCCTGACGGGCAAAGGTAACTTTAGGTATGACATAGCTATCACTCATGAGTACAAGGGTAACCGTAAGGGTGCAGAGAAACCAGCACACCTGCAAGCTATTCGTCAACACATGATAGACAACTGGTCAGCCATTGTGTCAGAGGGTGAAGAGGCAGACGATCTACTAGGCATCTGGGCTACTACGTATGGGTCTAACGCCACCATCATATCTATAGACAAA